GGGAGCAATCAGGAGTATTCCCCTCCTTTTAACCCCCATACGCTTCTGATAGGACACGGTGGAACCAGAACCAGTCGTGATAATGCCAGAGCCGACACCATTAGAAAAAGCACACCAAATATATAAGAATAATATGATTATGGTAAAACTACCATAAACACCTTTTTTTTGTAGATACACTAACAGAATACTCCTATTTTCCTTTTTTCAGTATTGATATAACAGAAAAATAATGGGTTCAAGGTAAGACCATAGAACTAAACGCCTCCTCCGGAGCGTGTGGTTAAAAATAGGATAATAAGGTTTTATGGGGCTATGAAGGTTGGGTTCGACTCCCAACACCCACTTCAAATTATTTAAAAACATTGTCCTGGAGGGGATAAACTATGTATAGCAAATTAGTGTTGAATGTGGAAAAGAAGAAAGGGGAATCATGGGTGCTCTGCAAAACTGCACAAATCAAGGTTGATGGGGATAAAAATGTTGTAGACATTATTTTTGATGCAATTCAAAAGAAAATAGAATGCAACGAAACCATGAGGCTCAGATAAAATGACAATAACAGTAAACGAGGCATGGATTTACTTCATGCTAGGCATGGTAACCATGTTCATACTTATAATGGTAATTGGATGGTTATTCAAACCCACAGGGGATGTGATTGACCCATACCATCCAAACCAAATGGAGGGGTAAAGTCATGTTTGATTTAACTGAATATCCATTCATAATTATTTTAATGATTGGATCAATGTATTTTGGATATTTAATAGGAGATGATTAAGATGGACGTTAAAGATATGATTCAAATCGGAGCAATGACAGGACTCGGAGCAAGCCTAATAATAAGTGCCACTGTTGGATTTAAAGATGTTACCACTGGGGTTATGTGTGTAAGTGGATTCCTAGCAATCCTTGGGGTTACCAAACTATCCAGCGACTCAGCCTAATTGTGATGACCCCTCATGGGATAAGCATGAGAGGTGATGATATCTATGCCCCCACACACTAAAAAACTTAACCCCTCAGATGTGCTAAGCGACAGCATACCAATACAAGAAGCCTTCCCAGACAACCCCGAATACCCCGACTACACACAATACAACCAATACAAAACACAACACCCCACACAGAACAGTACAACCTGCCCAGCACACCCCGGACTCAGCGAAGACCTAATCCTAATCAAATACGAACTAGGAATCAAAGAAAAACAAAACGGAGAACGCGACAAACAAATACAACACGCATGGAACCGAATAAGCAGTGTAGGGAGCCGAGCCGAAGAAGAAGACACCACACTAAACACACAATTCCAGGTGATGAAGGTGGAGATAGAGTTCATGCGTAAACTCCAATGGGCTATATTAGGCTGTTTATTGGCATTGTTTGGGACGATAATCTTTTTCTTTATTGAGTTTAATTGGAAAACCTTTATTTTAGGGTTTTGATTGTTATGAGTACGTATCAAACACGTGACGGACGTTTACAACTCGGATGGTATGGCACCGCACCTGACAAGGATGACTACGACACCATGACACTGTATATGATGCGGAAACGATGGATAAGAGACAAAAGACGAATAAAGAAGTTGATTCACTATGGATGAAACCGGTTGGATAGCTGTAAAAGATTTGAAACCACACCCTGAGAATCCCAGGGATCACACGTCAGAACAGATTAAGAAGATTGCCAGATCCATTGATAAACTTGGATGGGGAAGACCAATCATAATCAGTAAAGATAATTACATCCTCGCAGGTCATGGTGCATACTTGGCAGCAACAGACATATTAAATTTAATGAGTGTACCATATAAACGGATGGAACACTTACATGATAGCCCAGAAGCTATTGCATATATGGTAGCTGATAACAAATTAACAGATGAAAGTGATTGGAATTACGGGAAACTCGAATCCAACTTTGAAGGGTTAAAAGTAGCTGGTTTTGATGTGGAATTAACCGGTTTTGATGAAGACATAAGTCCTGCATTTGAACCAGAACCAGAAGAAAATATCCCACGATTAGACCAATTAAAACCCAAACCATTAATCAAATGTCCAGAGTGTGGAAATGAGTTCCAAGAAAGTTAAACTGTTAGTTGCCCCTTGTAGTTATGAGGCAGCTAAACATGCCTGTTTAAAATATCATTACAGTAAAAGCGTTCCTGCCGGTAAATTGGTTAAGTTCGGGGTTTGGGAAGATAATGAATTTATAGGATGTGTGATATTTGGAAGGGGGGGAACTTTACAGATAGGACAACCTTATAACTTAAATCAGGATGAGGTATGCGAACTTGTAAGGGTAGCACTAAAAGAACACAATACTCCTGTAAGTAAAATCATATCCAAATCATTACAACAATTAAAACAAAGCAATCCTTTAATTAAATTGATTGTTAGTTATGCAGACAGTAATCAGAATCATTTAGGTATTATCTATCAAGCAACAAACTGGATTTATGAAGGATGGCGAGAAGTAACCCCTTCAATTGTCTTAAATGGTAAAAAATATCATGCACGTTCTGTTCATGCTAAATATGGATTTAATGGGATTCAATGGTTAAAAAAAAATGTTGATTCAAAGGCCCATTATGCAGAAGATAAAGGAAGACATAAATATTTAATGCCATTGACTAAAGCAACAAGACGACAAATAGAACCATTAAGTAAACCTTATCCTAAAGCGGTTTTAGTGTAAATGGATAACACCCACACTATTCCAAGTGTGTAACGATGGTTCAATTCCATCAAACCGCATTTATTTATTATTTATTTTAAAGGTTGATTATTATGGATGAGCTTCAAAAACACCTTGATGCATTTGAGGTTTATTTCAAATCCAAACAAAAAGGTAATGACACCACCACTGCCATTTTGTCAGTTGAAAGTCAGTGTAATGTCAGTGAACGAACAATCTGGAGATGGCATAAAGAATTTAACTGGGATGACCGAGAAGCCATAAGAAGCTCAGAGATAAACAAAGAAGTGCAAAAAAGGACAGACAGTAACATAATTGAAAATAAAACCAAGTACCTTACTTATTACCATAAATTATTAGACAAATTAAAAGAGAATGGTTTTAATATTGAAATTAAATCTCCAAGAGATTTGGATTTGATTATTAAAGGCGCATTACTCTTACAGGGTGAACCCACTGAGCACACCCAGAACACTAGTGACATCACCCAAAAGGTTCAGTTCAGAAAGAAATCACAAGAATCTATCTTAGAGGATGAAGGATATGAGGATGAAACTGAATGATTTGGATCCTCGTTTCCTAAATGATTTATACCTTTTTTATCGTTTATTCATTATAAGTAAGTTTAGCAGTAAAGGATTAAAAGCCAGCCATATTAAAGAGTTAAGTCGCCATTTGATGGCTTTAACCCTTGGAAAACTAGACAAGCATTTAGCAGTGTCCATGCCCCCACGGCACAGTAAATCATCCATGGTTACTATTGCTTACCCTTTATGGCTTATCTTCCAAGACCCTAACCTTAACATCCTTATTATCAATAACACTTCCACACTTTCAGAGAAGTTTGGTATAGCTCTCCGGGATTGTATCGCAGAATATGGTCCATCATTCAATGTTTACCTATCCGATGTCAAACACTCCAGCAGCCACTTAATGTTCTGTGATAAAGACGGGAAACTTTACAATGGAAGTATAAGACTAACAGGAGCATCTGGGTCTATTACTGGTCAAGATGCAGATTACATAATCATAGATGACCCTTACAAAGGGGAAGAAGAAGAGTTCACACCCACCGCTTTACAAAAGAAGATTGACTGGTTTAACCGTATCGTGGAACAGAGAATCGAACCACACACCAAACTAATAATCCTCCACACCAGATGGCACAGTAATGACCTCATAGGCTACTTACAACGAGAACAATGGGATGATTATAAGTTCATCACATTCCCTGCTATTAAACCAGACAACACCCCTTTATGGCCGGAACGTTATACACTCGAAGAGTTACTTAAAAAGTTAAGTAAAGTTAAGGAAAGACTATTCAGTGCTATCTGGCAACAGAAACCATTAGATGAAACCAGCGACTTCTTTGATGTTGATAAACTTCAATACACTTCTTTACTCCCTAATGAATACATAGTTGAAAGTGTGCGTTCCTGGGATGTTTCCAAGGGAGCAACCATCCACGCAGATTACACGGTAGGGGCCTTGATGGTCCGTACTAATTATGGTAGGATTGGAGTAACTGAAATTGTCAGAGGACAATATGATGACCAGACAAAACAGAAAATATTAGACACAGCCAAGCGTGACGGATACAATGTTAAGATATTAATAGAGACTGGAGTGGCCGCTGCCGGTGAACTACTATTTGATGAATGGAAATTACAACTAAAAGGCTTCAGAGTTTACAGATCCAAAGCAGTAAACAGTAAACCAGACCGGGCAACACCGCTTAAAAATGGAATATTAGACAGCGTTTTCTTTTTGAACTTAAACGACCCTGAAATTATCCAAGCCGTGAACAGCGAGTTTTTATCATTCCCTGAAGGAGTTCATGACGATATAATAGATTGTATCGCCTATGGATTCATTTATTTACATATGAAAATTGAAGAAGAAGAGAAGTCAATGGATTTAGAAGTTATACAACTATGAGGATTTAAAACCATGTCAATATTCAATACCATAAGCAAAGCCTTACCATTCCAGATAGTAAGGAAACCAGAACCCAAACCAGTAAGGGAAGGTTATGGACCTTTAGGATGGCTAAACCCATTCATCCATTACAG